CATTTTCAAAACCATTTTTAAGCGACCATTCACAAAATACATTTCTATCTTTTAACCATTCATCACAAACAGTGATCCCTCTTGCGCCATAATTATAATAATCTTGATTTTTATTGTTATAACATCTTCCCATCATATGTTTAAATGATTGGGCCAATTGCGGATGTGATTTAGCATATTTACACGCAATTGTTCCTTTTTTCATGCAACCACAATGATTTCTATATTTTAATTTATGAGGATCACATTCATAAATTCTTTTACATTCTTTGCATTCAACCAAAGCCCTTCTAACATCTTTTACTTTGGTATACCCATAATCTTCTACAATTCTAAAACCATTTATATAATCATCTAATTCAATCATACTAAATCTCCCATATTGGAGTATTAGTATATCATATAATCTGCCCTCACACGCCAGCCCTCACACGCCAAGCGCCATTTAAAAGGCTTGCTCTGTCGCCTGTAATAGTAAGATTAACTTCTGAAGCGCCTTCCATTTTAGCTTGAGCGGCTGTTAATTCTTGCTCTAGTATTGGAGACCATGCGGCCGCCCTACCTTTTGTTAATGCTATTTCTTTAGCAAGCGCGTACCGTAAAAATCTAACGTAGTAAGATGGTAGCGCATCAAGATTGTCATTAGCGGTTAAATTCGTTAATTGAAATTTACCTCTAATGTAAAAATCAAAAAACTGGCTTGGAGCTGGGTAAAGTTGCAGCTTCATAACTTCAGTATCAGGATAAGTTAAAGCGAACCGGGGTAAACCTTGCAATGGCTCATATTTAAATGATGCTAAGTATTCATCGCGGCTCATATTGATTAATGGGTATGTAACGCCGCTCAGTAAAAGCCATGCGCTATCATATTGGGCCAGCCTGCCTAATGGTATATCTGGAGTAGGAAGGTATGTAGATGGTCCAATTATGACAAATTGCTGCCCTTGTATTAGCGGAACTGTTGCTGTCTTGGCAATCGTCAAAAGCAAACCGGACGCCGCATATTCGTCTAATAATTGCCCTAGCAATTGGATAGCGATAGCCTGGTCATTACCATGGAGTGGTACAGTAGGATTGCTAGGATTTATTAATCTATAAGATAAATTAACAAAATCACGTACGGTTATCGTCATCGCGTTTATTCCTATCGTTCTTCGATTCTTTCGGCTTAGCCTTTTCGGGAACGCTGTCTAACGAGGAAAACCATAAGCCCGTACTAATATGGTCTTCATATTCAATCCAGGAATTAACTAATTTTTTTTGATTATCAAAGCCAAATATAAAAGCTCTAAATCCTGCTTTAGGAACTAATCTGCCCTGATATAAAATTGATTCGCCTTGCATTTAGAACCCTCCTTGCAAGAAATACCCACCATTCTGCCGCGTTACCGAGTTTTGAATAATAACGCAGCAGAAATCGGGGTAATTTACCTTAAGAGCGACCTCTTACGGCAAATTCTCCATTGATTGCAACACCAGCGATTACGTCAATTCTGTCGAGTTGTTCGTAATTTCTGATATCTGCACCTAATGAATAAGTCATTGCCAGTTTGTACAAGTCGGAGTATCTGGTAACAGCTTCGACGCCACCTTTTAATTCCTTGATAGGAGGAGCGGCAAAAACTACGGCTTGGGTATGATAGAAAATGCTAACATTATGGTCATTAGCCAATAAAATCTGAGCTGCGTTAGGAATTGCAGCGGAGATGTTTTGACGAGCGCCACTGATAACAATCGTAGGATTAACAGGGATATCCGCGGTTCCACCGATTGTGGAAACTACGTCAGCGGTAACAACAAACTGGGCACGCTGGCTAAGGGGTTCATAAGTTAATGGATTAACCATGAACACACCGGCAGCGTCATCGATTTCGATGCTATCGCCTTTCTTGAATACCACGCTAGAGGGAACAACTCCGGTAACGGAAATTGTATTGCCGCCTGTGATAGGTCCGTTTGTAACAGTACCACCGAGTCTAAACCCAGCGGGGGGTAATCCACCTGCTTGACCAAGACCAGCAATTTGACGCATCAAGAAGTTGGTTTTGAAGAAATCAAACCCAGATGCGTGACCGATGAAGCCATCAATCAAAGCCCCGGTGTTAATTGTAGGATTGAAAACAGTAAATAAATTTGCTGACAGATTAGCCGCGCTTCTTGGGGTTAAAGCACCGTAACGCTTGCCATCTTCAGGAATGCCCAGCTCGGTCATGTAAGCATCGGCGTCTAAAATTAGATTGAAATCTAACGGAACGCCGGGGGTACCAACTGCTTGATAAGTAGCAGTCTGGAAATTATCTGTCGCAATAAATTTTTCAACTTGGTTGCCAAGACGTTTAGCTCTTGGGGCGTTAGCCATCTCTAAGTATGGTTCGTCTCTAGCTCTATCGAATGTTAATTCGAAGCCCGAGTATTCGACCATAGTATGAAATTGCTTTGAGATGGTAAGAGGACGAACAACTTGCACGCGGCCTTCGCTGGTTGCCGTTGCGCCTTCGCCGCCGAGAAATCTTTCTTCTAAACGATAATTAATCGTCTGACCGGTCGCAAAACGTAGGTTTTTGAAATCACCTTCCAAATTGCGGTTCGCGGTACGAGCAAATGCTAATGAGTTCCAGAATCGAACAAAAACGTCGTCAAGGACGTACTGCGTAGTTTTAAAGGCATTAAGCGACATACGAATGTCTCCCGTTGAATAAATGATTTAAAAGTTCAACTCGAAAGTTAAACGACTATTTCTTCTATCCGGCGGAAGATATATATACACGCCTAAATTGCTTGCTAGACGGAGGGCAAGACTTTGAATACGCGCCTACTAATAATCTAACATACTTTTTTACGTTTGTGGTCTAATTTTCCAAATTATCCGAATTGATACCCCAAAAAGTCGCAATTGATATGCTATTTTTTGGGGTTGATATCAAGATAATCTGATGTTATATGCTTGGCTTCTTCCCAATTATAAGCAACCCCAACGAAGTAACCCTGCTTTCTCAGTTTGTCATGTATGTCTAATTGATGCGGTTTTACCCGTTCGCCCTTAATTTTCATTTCAATTAAGAGCCCATGATACGGCGCAGAGGGAACAAAAATATTAATGTCGGGATAGCCGGGGGTTAATCCCATACGTTTAAGGCGATTCATACGTTGCGCCCCGATAGCCTCGCCAAAGCTAGCGATATTAATCAGGTCTTGGTATTTGCGATATTGAGTGCGGAACCAAGCCGCAAACGCGACCTGGTTTTGCTCTTCTTCGTGCTTTCGGCCTCTCACCGCTTAGTCCTATTCAATAGTAACGCCCTACGCCTAGCATCAGATTGAGCAATTAAATCGTCAATCCCCGCCTCTTTAGGCTTGGTTTTCTTTGGGATTTCCGCATCGCCAGTTGTTTTGGTTAAAGGCTTTGGCGCTTTGGTGACGGGCTTTGATTGCCTCAAAGCGGCCTCAAGTTTGCCCATTTCCATTATTTGGGCATACGGGTTAGTCATTTCTGCAATCCTTTTTAATTCTGCGGGAGCGCGTGTAGCTGCGGCCATAAAGAATGCAGCGGGGTCTTTCATATCTTGAGTTGCCGCCGTCATGTTGTTAGGGATATCAAATTGCCCAATGACCTCGCGGAAATTAGGAAACCTTTCAACACCGGCCTTAAATTTGTCTTCGAACTCAGCAAGCTTTTGCTGTTGCTGTTGCTGCATAGCTTGGGCATGTTGCTTTTGAGCAATCTTATGATGGGTTCGCTCGATGAAAGTTTCCAATTGTTGCTGCCAAGTTTCCGGAGAATCAGGGTTATGCTCGAAGCCATCTTGAGTAGCCTGAGCTTGTTGCTGCATTTGCTGTTGAGTAGGCTGAGGTATGCCTTGATTGCGCTCCATACGGGCAAATCGTTCTCTAATTCGTTGATTAGCAAAATCATGAAGTTCCTCTTGGGTGTACAACTTAGGAGGTGCTTTAGGATTCCCGTATTCGTCAATGTCGACGGATTGTTTAGTTTCTTCACTTTTTGGAGCTTCGCTTTCTTCCTCTTGCGGATTTTGCGGAGCTGCGGATTCTTCCGATGTTTCATGTGAAACATCTTCTACTTGACCAACTTCGGCCTCAACTTTATCAACTGCCGCGATCTCTTCTTCGCTTGGCTGATGTTCAGGCGTTTGGGGTTGAGTCGCATTTTTCGCCCCCAATAAAAGTTCATCGATATTTGTCGCTTCTGCCATAGATTATTGCTCCTTTTTCTTTTCTTTTTCCGTAGTGTGATGAATCAGTAATTTAGTTAGATTATTAGCATGAGCGATAGAGTTATCACTATGAGTGCGTCCCGTCTCAGCCATATAGCGCATTTTTCCTTCTTCCAAGCTAGCGGCGTATTCAAGTTGTTTAAGTTCCATTTCCATACGGCCTAGTTCCATCTTGTCTTGATGCTCTTGCATCTTCATTTTGAGTTCTTCTTTTTTGATTTCGAGCTGTTGCATCTTGAATTGCGCCTCAGCCATTGCCGCTTGAGCTTCCGGCGTGGGTTGCGCTTCTTGCTGTTGAACTTCGCCGGTCTTGCCTGCCTCGATAATTTCAGGCGGTACAATAGTCTTAAGGCGGTTTTTAATCTCTCGGTTATTCGCAAGTGGCAAGTTATCAGCGTATAGGTCTGCAATGAGTTTAAAGAGGGTGGGGTCGGCCTTCATTACCATCATGAGGCTTTCTAAAGCTTGGGCTTTTTGGCCTTCGTATGAAGGACCGGCAATAAGCTTAACTTCATAGCTTCCCTTTCTAATATCGTTCTTTATCTTAGCGCCATATTCATCCATCTGTTCGTTAATCTTAACGTTTTTCTGGCCGACATCGGGCATCATTAAACTCATAACGCGTTCAGTGTCGTAAACTTTTGGAATCATTGCGTTAACAATTTGACCGCCAGCCGTAATAGCCTCATTTATGCTATTGAATGCAACATATGTGCTGTATGAACCTTGGCGAGTTCTAGCATCAATGGCGGAGCCGCTTATCTCGTTACCTTGTTGTCCTAATTGAGTAGGATAAAGCCCTGTACTTGTATATAGGTCTTCAATTGCTCGCTGGTATTGCTGCCCTAAACTTGCTGATAATTCAGGAGGTCTTACCTGCTCAGGCTTAGCGCCACTGGGCGATTCGTCATAAGCTAACATGCCTTTGACCTGAGTGGGGTCTTTCCATGCTTGCTGTACGTCCAGTGACTGGACATTCTTTTTTGAACCGATATATTGGTCATATCTTGAAATCTTAAGGATATATGCTGACTGAGTGCCTAAATAGTTTAAATAACGCTGAGCATCTACAGCGTCAATGATAAACGGCCTACATACCTGCTTCCCATTCTTGTCATAAAAGCTGTTTTGGTCAACGAATATGACGGGGCAATCTTCGCAAGTTGCAGTTGTTTGCTCTAAGATATAATCGCCAGCCATTTTTTGATGAATAAACCTAGATTTTTTAGAAGGTTTTTTATCTTCTATTCTTACGGGTTCGCCCTCATAATATAAAGTCATTAATTCTAGATCGGTTTCCTCTTCTACCTCTGCAATCTCTTCGGCTTCCTCTGCAACTTCAGCGCCTAAATCAGGCATTCCCATCATTTGGTCCATTCCGGACATTTGACCCATCATCATTTGCATTTGCTGTTCTTGCTGTTTGAGCATAGCGATATGTTCTTTTGATTTCTCTATTAAATCGTCTAATTCTTCTTGATTTAATACTTCGCCATTTGAAAGTTTATAAAGCATATCTTTTTCGTATTGACGCTCGAAGTGATTAATAATTGTAATAGAGTTCCCATCATTCCAAGAGAAAGGATTCTCGGTGGTATCCGGCTGAACAGCAAGCGCAACCTCTTCTTTTGATGCCGTTATCCCTTCATCTTTTAATATTGTTTTTTCGATATCTTTACCATAAAGCTTTCTAAACTTCTTCCTGGTCATTCTGGTTAAATAACCGCAGTACATACCGTCAATCTTGTTAATATGGTCAGCACCCAAATCCCAATATGCATTGGTAGCATCTTTTAGGTAACGATAAACAATATCTTGGTCAAAGCTTTTATCGTGAGCGTAATCGGTATCAATTATAAAAGCCCCAAAGCCACCTACAAAAGCTTGCTTGGCGGCAACTTGGTAAGATGTTTTAGAGGCATTAGACATCATAATATCTTTTGTCACAATTTGACGAATTTTAGAGGTTTCCTCGTCACAATTGGATAAGGGGTTAACTTCAATTTGCGGTGTATTTTGTTGTTGTTCGCCTAAGAGTGAATTGATTAGCGTGGCGAGCTTGTTAAATTGAAGAGGCACTTTATTAAGTGTTTTCGTTAACATGTCCTCTTCTTCGTCGGCCCATTGGCGACCTAAAACAAATTGATGCATCTGATGATATTGGTCGATATTATATTTAAAATACTCCCGCCATTTCTCAATAGATACGCGGATATTTTTTGTTTTTTTCTCTGCTTTCTTGGCCATGGTAGAATCCTCTTATATGAACATCCCGCTTGCTTTTTGTGGTATGAAATTAGCCGTGTAAGAGCCTGTGTTCACATAATCGCCCACGGCAAAGGTCATCGCTAATGCATCGGCGGTGTCAGGGGATTTCATACCGCGTGCCTTTAAATCATCTTTAGATTCGATTAATAATTGTCCGTTAGATTTATGCTTATAGCCAAGCGATGTTAAGTCGCCCAATAATTCGTCAGAATCGGGAATTTGAACGGGTAATTCTCCTGAGAGCCATTCCCTCATGTCATGCCAAAGTTCAGCGCGTAGATTAGCGAATTTATTTTTATCATTTGCAGCCCTGGCCACGTTAACGCCTTCAACGCATTGATAGCCAATTTCTAGTAAACGGTCCACAATTCCACCAGCGCCAATACAGTCTATACACATTTTAGCCGGTCTTTCTTTGTCTATGATATGTCTTAAAAGTCCTACGATTTCCATAGGTTTCATATTAAAGTGCGTTTCAATTCCATATACTAATCGTCCTTTTCTGCGGATTATTGCCAGGCGATCTGTGTCCCCATAAGCAGGGTCAACACCGATGACTAGAGGCGAGTCTGATTGTATTCTTTGCTTACGCGCCTTGTTAACCATTTCCACCTTAATAAATCTATTCTCGATGGGGTTTCTAAATGCATCGATTGCGGTCATGGGATATTCAACGCTGAACCGTTCTAAAGCAGATTGATGGTCATTGCTAAACTCTTTTAATTTTCGCCTACGCCAATAAAGATGTTGGATTGTTAAACCTTCATCCTTATGATTCGCCATCAACATTTCTTCTTCTTTGGTTAATGATGCTGATTCCATTTCGCGAGGGTGCGCCGTGTATTCTTCTTGCCAAAACCAAGGAATAAATATCGCTTGAAAATCAGATTCACCGCTTACCGCGGATTGCCACATGTTGTAAAACCAGTTTCCGATCCCGTTTGCCGTGCTCTCTAATATTATTTCGGTGCCTGGTTCATTACTTACGGCTTGCAATACGCCCTTGGAATGCTCTTCGGCATTAGGCCAATAAGCTGCCTCGCTGCCATGGAAGAGCTGGACAGTTTGAGAACGCCCTGCGCCTTTATTTCCCGCGGTTCCAACAGCATAACCTGATGATAGAAATTTAAAGTTTAACTCTCTCGCGCTTGATGTATCCGCGACAGGTATAACGCCTGGCTCCATATTGTCATAATATGTTTTTGTTATGTTAAATATGTTCTTCGTGGCTTCAGCTTCATGCGTTAAGATATAGGCTTTCTTTCCCTTTCGGGTTGTAACCTTATTAAAATATCTACATTGCGTGTAAGTGCTGAATCCCCCCTGACGCCCTTTTAAAACAATTGCTCGAACTATGCCGCGCTCTTTCAATTGAGCCTCTAATCGTGCATGCATAAATTTCTGCCCTCGATTAAAAACAAATGGCGCAAGTTTTCCGCTCTTAGTTCTAATCTTTAGAAAATTAGCTGCGAAAGTAGGCAAATCAGTAAGAGCATGAATTAGTTTTTCTTCGTCGCTCATTTTAACCGAGTTTGTCTATTAATTT